AAACTCTAACTTAATTACCTCTGTAATCCCTACCAGAAACGCTGCTCCGGCTGGTGCCGGCTTGTATCTTGGCGCCGACTATATGGGTTTTTATAACGGCACCGTATGGAAAACATACATGGATAACTGCGGTAATTTCTACCTTGGCGGTTCTGCTGTTGGTGGTTGCGGGCTTGCTTGGAATGCCGCCACGAACTGCCTAACCGTTTGTGGTTGTATTACTTCTTGTGCGGGCACTATTGGCGGGTGGAATCTTACAAATAGTGCGATTGCAACAACAACTACCCCCGAATGCGGGTGGATTTCAATCGGCGATTGGCATCCTTCATATTCTGCTGGGGGGTACCGCGGTAGTATTTTCGTTGGCAACGGCACATTTTCTGCGTGCGGCGTTATCAGTATTGGCACCTGCTTGCGATTATTCAGCGGCTTTACCAATTTGTATTCTGGAATTTCGATTACGTCGCCGACCGGCCAAGTATTTAGAGCAACAGCCGACCGAGCTACTGGCGCAAACTTCTGCGGTATCCTCGCCGGTTGGGACTTCAACGCCGCCTGCCTCTATAAAGGCAACTTAATTCTTAATTCCGCAGGCTCAATCACCGGCAACTATACCGCTGGCTCTGCCGGGTGGTGCATCAGTAGCACCGGCGCGGCTGAGTTTAACAATGTGACGGTCAGAGGCACTGTTTATGCTACAAGTGGTTCATTTACTGGAACAGTCTGTGCTTGTGCTGGTTGTATTGGCGGTTTTACAATAAACAATACAGAAGGTTTATATTCTGGAACCGGTGCTACGAGAGTACAAATGAAATCTGGTACTGGTTTCTGGGCTGGTGCTGATGCTTTCGCCTCAGCACCATTCTCAGTTACACCTGCCGGTGTATTAAAGGCTACCAATGCGACTATTACTGGTACTATTTGTGCTTGTGCTGGTTGTATAGCTGGATGGAATTTTAACGCCGCATGCCTCTACAAAGGCAACCTAATTCTTAATTCCGCAGGCTCAATCAGCGGGTGTTACAATGGCGACTCAACAGGCTGGTGCATCGACGCGGCGGGTAATGCTAAGTTTAACAATGCGACGGTTAGGGGCACTGTTTGCGCAAGCTGCGGAGCCGTTGGATGTTATTCAATCATATCCGGTGCTTTGGTTGGAACATTCCCAACATCAGAAACCAACGGAATTGTGGTAAAGAATTCTGGGTACTGTGCTCATATGTACCCAGAAGGTTTTTATGCATGTAGATGTTATTCATCAACGAAATTTATAGAAGGTCATCATACTTATAAGGGTATTAGTTTTATAACTTGTTGTACATCACCACAATGTTACATAACGGTTGGAATGAATTCTTATGGGATAAGTTTAGGAACGAATGCCGCAGGAACTTCTGTATGTTCCAGTATTTTAATGGATGCCACGGCAACAACAAATGCTATTGAGATCACAATGTATGGTGGTCGCCTTTGTAATATGTTATGTGGTAAGGGAAGCATACATATAGATGGAAACTTAAAACTAATTAGTTCTGCTGCGGCTGCTACCGATATATGTTTTCGAGCCGACTGTATGGGGAATACATCAGCCACCGCACCACTATTGATAAATCTGATTGGTGATCCTGCATATGGAGAAAGTACAACATGTTTTGCAATGTGTACTAACGGAAGAATACAAGTATCTGGAACAGTTTACCCATCTGATAGAAATTTAAAAACAGATTTCAGTGAAGAATCTGTTCTTGGTTACTTAAGGTGCGTTCCTATTTATAAGTTCAGATATAAGGGGTCTGAAAACTACCAATATGGGCCGGTTGCTCAGGAATTTAATCCAATTTTTAAACTGAGTCATGATTGGCAGACAAATTTAACAGTTAGTGGTATTGATGGTATTGCACTAAAAGCAGCCAAAGAAATTGATGAAAATGTTCAAGTCCATGACAAATGCATTGATTACTTGAAAAACGAAAACTCTACACTGAAGGAATGGATTGCCAACCTTTCAGAAAAAATAACCAATCTTGAAACCAGAATGGACAATAAGGATTAACAAAAATGACAACATTTGAAACTATACAACTCGACGATATTAAACGTGGTGAAACCTTTGAGTTCACTGTTCATTTTCATGACGAAGGAACAACTGTAGAAATCCCTGTTGATGATGTTCGTTGTGAAGTTCGTTCTAAGGCTTCTGGTAAACTTCTTGAAGAATGTACAAAAGAAGAAGTTACCCCCGGAACTATCAAATTCTCAATCTCAGATACAGATGAATGGCCGATTGGTGACGTAGAATTCGACATTGATTACACGATAGATGATGTTAAATTCACTTCTCCTACATATGTCAGGAAAGTGGTCAAAGACATTACTCGACCATAAGTGAGGTAAATTTATGGAAGAAATTATTGAAATCAATGTTAATCGTCTAGCAATTATGCTAGAATTACAAGTGTCTAATTCTATGGCAACTCAAGAAATTGACGTTCATGAAAAGGTAACACAGATGGTGTACGATGTCCAAGTTTAAGCCAAAAGAGCTTCCAGAGATCAAACGTGGTGATTATTTCTCTTTCTTGTTCCAGATGCTTGATGGAACTCTATAAAGGTTTAATGTCACAAGATGATATTCTAAAGTTCTTACTTCGTTTCTTATGGATATCATTTATTCTATTCGTTATTTTAATGGTTGTTGCCGATTGTTCTTAATTGTGATAAGATGTATGAAATTCGATCTAGGAGAATAACAATGTTCAATGCGGTTCTTAAAAGAGAAAATACACCTTTAAACTACGAATTTGCTAACGCAGTGTTCGCGGTTGAATCGTTTAACTATGACGTTAGACGGGCCGAAATGGATGTCAGGGTTGTTGGTTTCGCTGATGAATACGCATACAACGCATACAAAGCGAAACTTGCCAACAATGAGTACCATGATCTTGAAAGATCAATGATTCTCAATCGCTCTTTCACTGTTAAGAAAGCCGATGTTGAATCAGCACAATTGAGTTTGACTGGTGAAGGTATTCTTACAACCATTGAAACTGTTCTTCAAGAGCAAGAGGCTATGTTCCAAAGTGAATGAAATCACTGTTAATCGGGAAGATATCGCAGATGCTATTTTCGACACATTAACTTTATATTGCGTTGAGAATGGTTTTCATGATATCGTTGGTAAGCTTACAAAAGCTGAAATGAAACCGCTTCAAGAAGCGGTTGAAGCTATTTTAAACAAACACGGAGTGAAAATTGATATATGACAAAGGCTAAAAAAGATTTTCCTGAAATAGAATACATTAACTGGCGTTCTGGTGGTGGTCTTGGTAAACAAATAATGGCGACTGCCGTGCTTAAAGCTCTTCGCTCACAAAAACCAAATGCTGTTATCCATGCAATGACCAGTTATCCAGAAGCCTTTACAAATCTGGAATTCATTGATAGAACATATCCTCTAAATATTGTTCCCCATTTTTATGAAGATCATAAAGATTATTCTGTTATGGAAGTTGAACCATATACAGATATTCAATATCGCAAGGGAGAATTTCATCTCATTGAATCGTGGTGCAAAATGCTTGGAATTCAAGCACCAAGCAACCTTGCTGGAATAATTGAATTGTCGGAAGAAGAAAAAAATGTAGCACAACAAATAAAAATGCAATGGAAAATTGATAGACCATTGGTAGCATTTCAGCCATTTGGTGGTACTTCATATTATTCACCACAGGAAGCTCAAAATCCAATCAGACCACAGCATTATCGTGAACTTAAAAAAGAAACAGCACAAGCAATTGTAAACTATCTTGTAGAACTTGGTTATGCTGTTTTACACATAGGACTGCCAACAGAGCCAGAATTGCAAAATTGTTTAAGACTGTCTGATAAAGAACCAATGAATCCGCGATATATATTTGCTTTGTTAAATATATGCGATCATGGGATTTTTATAGACAGTTTCTCACAACATGCATGGGTAGCTCTTGGTAAAAGCAACGCAATTGTTCTTTGGGGTGGTACAAACCCAAAAACGCTTGGTTACACAACAAACAAAAATCTTTCACAGCCAGAATCATGCACAAATATTCACTGCAATAGACCAAATACATTTATGTTTGATTTTGGCGGTAATGGTCAACATTGGAGATGTGTAGTTGGTGGTAAATGTATGAAATTCGATCCAAAAGTTGTAATAACTGAGTTTTTAAAAACAAACTCACCAGAAAAGCTTGAAAAATTTGAAAAATCTCAAGAAAAAAAGAACAAGGAACAAAAAGCGTAGTTCACTTCTTTAAATATAACAAACAGTTATCAATGTGTTAATTTACCGACCATTTGTGTTATAATAAAAATGGTCGGTAAATTTTTTAAACAATGGTTGATTATATGTTAAATGCCCCAAAAATGAAAACTAAAAAAGATTGTGGCTTAACAGCGATGAGCTTTGTATCCTCAAACATAATAAGCGAGGATTATGACAAAGTTTATAATTGTTTAAAATCAATTATGGAATATGATGATGTTGATCTTGATGACAATCCGGCTGAACACGAACGAGTTATAAACGAATTCTCAAAAGCATACCCAGAATTCAATCTAAAATATAGTTTAATTGAACCAATATCAGAATCACTATTTTCAGGTAAATTACCAAACAATAGAACGATAATATTAGTTCATCGGGTAGAAGAAGATAAATCACATTTAATGTCATTGATATTTGGTCTTTTAAATCAACATTGGTGCGTTCTTCATAGTGTACACACAGAAAGTCGGCATGTTGTTGTATGGTGGCTTGATGGAACGATAAAAAGCTTCAGCTTTGATTTGTTTTCAAAAATGCTAACTATTACCACGCCACAATGTGTTTATACAATTGGTGAAAGTCCTAAATCAATATCAAATCCTTGGTATTCCAAATTGTATGCATTCATTGTTAACATGATCTTGAAGATTTTCAGAAAGTGAGTATCACTATGACACCCCCGATTCACAATGATGAAAATTTTCGCTTCGATAGCGAATTTGTAGCATTGATTAAAACACAATCAGAACAAAAAATACAACTCGACAATCTTCAAGAAAAAATACAAGACATTAAAGAATTCAATGCAAAAAACTTTGAAAATATAAACAAAAATCTTGAAAATCTTGCAGTAAGTATAAGATCAGTTCAAACTAATTGTATTTCACATAAAGTATTAGAGGAAGAAAAAAGGAAAAAGGAACATATTGAAGATGAAAAGAAAAAACAAGCAGAAAAAGATTCATCATCATTTCTTCTTAGCATAAATCCAGTTGTTTTAAAAGTGATAGCGTTTGTAATTGCTATGGTAATTGGATATCTTTTGAACATACCAATAAATACTACACCATGAAAGTTATATTTTGTTTGTATTCAAAAAAACAATGATTCAAAAACAATCAAATTCCAAAGAAAACATAACACACGGATTTTGGCACGAACAACACTTAGAAATGTCAAAGAAGTTGTGGTTGCCTATCGACCCAGATTGTGTTGGGTTGGAATCAATTAGTGGTTCTTCTCTCAATACAATGTTAAGTTCGTGGTTCTCTATGAAATTAAAATTTCCACAAAACAAGAACACATTGATGAATTGTTGTCCATTACAACCGCTTTCTCCTGTCGGATTCGTGGAATCTGAAAATATTCTGAAACGCGCCAAAAAGATAAGATTTTACCCAACCAAACAACAGAAAATAATTCTGTTTAAATGGTTTGGTGCGGCAAGATATTCATTTAATAAAGCACTGGAAGAGCTTAGACAACCCAATATTAAAAATAATTGGATGTTATTAAAAAAAGAATTAATTAAAAAAATGCCAGAATGGGCCAAAGAAATTCCATATCAAATAAAAACAATCGCTATAAAAGATGCATGTGATGCTGTTAAAAATGCTAAGTTAAAGTTTAAACAAACTGGAAAAATACAGAAAGTTAAATTTCGTTCTCGTAAAAATGCAGATTTTAATATTTATATCCCAATGTCTGCGTTTCGTGATTCTAGTTTTTATAAAACAATAATGGGTACAATAAATTTTAGAGAACAAATAGGAGAATTAAAATATGGTTGTCGTGTAGTTCTTGAGAATGGTAGGTATTTTGTCATTAAACCGGAAGATAGAGCTGTTAAAAGACCTGATAACCAAAGGCTCCCTGTCGTAGCTCTTGACCCCGGAGTAAGAACATTTCAAACAATGTATTCAAATTATTTTGCTGGTAAAGTTGGCAATGCAGATTTCTCTCGAATTTATCGGTTGTGCTATGTGCTTGACAGGCTTTATTCTAGGCGTAAAAAACAATCAACAAACAGATACAATCTTAAGTTGAAGCAGATTCGATGGAAAATCAAAGATTTGATTTCAGAAATACATCATAAATTGGCGTTGTTCTTGGTGAAAAACTTTGATTGTATTTTGCTCCCATCGTTTGAAACATCAGATATGGTAACAAAATTACACTCAAAGGTAGCAAGAGCAATGCTTGGTTGGTCGCATTACAGGTTTAAGCAATTTCTTAAATGTAAAGCAGAAGAATATTCTTGTAAAATTATAGAAGTTGATGAGTCTTATACAAGTAAAACTTGTACCAACTGTGGTAAGCAGCAGAATATTGGTTCTAAGAAAATCATGAAATGTTCTTGTGGATTAGAATTAGACAGGGATTTAAACGGAGCAAGGAATATATTCTTAAAGAATATACATCTTGCGTCGAAAGATTCTTCCATGCTGGACGTATATTCTAGTATGAACTTAACTTAATAGATGGAAACATTTGTTAAGAGAAATGAATCGGCAGGTTCTTCTGCATGACAAAACGACCCCCAGAATTTCGGAATAATAGACAAGATGTTATTACAAATAATGAAATTAAAAAACCACAAAAAGTTTGTATATATTGTGAAGAGATATGTGAGTTGACTCTCGATGGTCAACCAATGTGTCTTGATTGTTTCAGAGAACATTGTGAAGTATGCCATCAAAGAAAACCATTCATAACTGTTAGACGTGATCCAAAGAGTCCATTACAACAGGATATAAAACAAGCATGTTCTGATTGTTATTCCTCTGCATGTAATGATATAATAAGATTAGATGCTAGTTATGGAATTGAAAACATTGATTCCAAAAAATCTAATAGGTATGATGATTGATGGAGGTAAACATGAAGTGTCCAAAATGTGGCTACACTGATGAAATAAAAACAAATGAATCTGGTGGTATGAGAATTCCACCAAGAATAAGTGATATTGGTCTTGAACTTGTAAAATCATTTGAAGGTAAATACAATAAAGCATATTTATGTCCTGCTGGTAAATGGACTATTGGTTATGGACATACTGGCGAAACTCTTGGAAAACCAACACCACAAGGCATGACAATAACAGATAAACAAGTTGATGAATTACTTAAACAGGATATGAAACGTTTTGAAGATGCAGTTATTAAAAACGTAAAAGTTAAATTATTACAACAGCAATTTGACGCACTGGTTTCGTTTGCTTTTAATGTTGGCTCTGGAGCATTGGCTTCATCTACTTTGTTGAAAAAATTAAACGCTGGTGATTATGCTGGTGCTGCTGATCAATTTCTTGTTTGGAATAAAGCAACGGTTAATGGCAAAAAGACAGTTCTTGCTGGCTTAACACGCCGAAGAAAAGCAGAACGGCATTTGTTTTTAACAGGCGAATTAAAGGTAAATTTTTAATATGAACAAAATGATTAATCCTCGTTCTGGTCATGGGCCGATGTTTCAATTTGGTTCATTTTAGATATTTACATTGATATATGGTGCATTAGGTTTACCTGGTGTTGTCATGTGGGTTTTGTGTGTTTGCTTCCCTCTTGATGTATTTAAAATAGAAATACCTGATATTTTTATAACAATCACATACTGGTTATTTGCAACTATTGGTCTATACATAAATTATAAAATAATTTATTCTATTTACAAATATTTCTGGGGGTCGTGATGAAAATAGCACTTCTAACAAACCTAATCGAAGATTATACTGGTCATAACAATGTTGGTGATGTTTTCATCAGATTTGGTTTACAACACATTCTCAATAAGGCTATTGAAGTACCAGTTGAATGGCATCTAATCAGTCGCTTCTCAAAGCCGAAACCAGAAGCATTAGAATTAATGAAAACATGTGATTATATCATCTATGGTGGTATGCCGCAATATAATAACTTGGATGATTGGAAGCTTTATTATGATGATGAAATATGGGATGATATGAACCCGCTTGGTGTTCCAATATTATCACTTGCTGGTGGTGGTGGTTATCCTTCAGAAACAATGACTCCACAAGAATTTGCAGATCATCTAAATAAATCACAATTAACAAAAGATGTTCTCCAAAAGAGACTTACTAATACAAAATTAATCACAACCAGAGACAAAATGGCTCAAGCTTTTTTGGAAAGCAATAAAGTTGATTCAACCCTACTTCCATGTTCTGGTACATTTGCCTGTCGATTTAAAGGTGTTGAAAAAACAGATAATACAATAAACGCTATTTGTTTAACGGCAGCATATTTCAAAGATAGGCCAGATCGTGATAAATTGGTAGAAGAATTTAAAAAAACAAAAGAATATCTTGAATTAAAAACAGGAAAGCCTTGTTTGTATTTTGCACAAGTTAAGAAAGACGATCTTGAACTTCTTAAAGAATGGTTTGGTAATCATATTGTTCATGTGGACAATGCCCTTGATATAATTGATTATTACAAACATGTTGAATATTGTGTTACAACAAGATTACATTTTGGGTTACCAGTTCATGGTATTGGTGGAAAGGTTGTTCTTGTTCGTGTAGATACAAGAGGAATTGCTGGAGAAGAATTAGGAATTCCTGTAATAAATTTAACAGATTACACTAATGAAAAATTCAAAGAGATTTTTGAAAATAATAAGTTTTCAAAACTTTCTCCAGAAGAAACATTAAAAAAAGAAGTAGAATTTTACAGAAGTTTTTTCATTGATAATACTTGTGATAAGTGATAAATTTGAGATATGATTAAATCGTTTAAATACAGTAATGTTCACAAGGAATTCTTTAAATAAGATGAGTCAGGAATTTAAAATAGTAAAAAGGGAAGAATGGAAGGCGGCGCAGCCAAAATATCCATATATAAACATTTTCCCAGAAAGAATTGTTGTACATCACCATGAGTTTGAATTTAAGCAAAGAACCGCCACGTCTAAATATTATAAAGGCCCGGAAACCATTCTTTATCTTCAAACAAAAGACATTAAAGAAGGTTTAAATGATATTAAATATCACTTTATAATAACACCAGATGGTTGTGTTTATGAAGGTAGACCAATAGGAACTGCTGGTTGTCACTGCAAGAGTTACGATAACACAACAATAGCTATCTTGTTTTATGGAAATTTCAACATAGAACAAGTTGATACTGTTTATATTAGATCGTTTATGTTATTGATGAAGCACATCAAAAGCATTTATCGTCATCTAAATATACCAAAATGTATTAAAAATCACAGAGATTATGAATTAACACTGTGTCCGGGGCATCATCTCGCCAATATAATCAATCTAATGAAAACAAGAACATGGAATATTTAATTAAATAATGTTACAATGTTCTTATCTTAAATATAGGAGAATTTGTTTATGACCGAAACCGCAATTAATATCTTGAAAATTCTCGGCTTGTTTGTTGTTGTTCTTGGTGGTGGTTTTGTTATGTTTTACATAACTGTGTTGATCAAGAAATTGGCAGATAAATATGGTGCTGAAAAGATTTCTTCACGTATTTATGATGCCATTGAAAAGATGAAGATGGTTGTTAGTGTATTATCAACCAACTTGCTTGCAAAGTTATCAACAGAAACAGTTAAAGCTCTGGCCGATGGCGTTGTAACAAATGATGAGATTGGTAATATGCTTGATGAACTTGCAGACGAAGCCATGAAAACTCTTGGAACCGAACTGCCTACATTGAGCAAATACTTCCTCGGTGAGAATGTAAAAGGATTTATCAAAAATCTCGCCAAGAAATATCTCGTTGAATATGCAAAAGCAAAACTCGGTGTTGGAATGTTATCTTTACAGAAATAGCTGACTTATGCGAGAAATATATCCTCGACGGTATACAAAAACCATCAACAGATACACTTAAATTATTTAAACAGGATGTGCAGCAAGTAACCGAAGAAGGATTCCATTTTAAACCTTTTAAGAAGGTTGTGGATGGAAAGTTAACGGTAAGACCGGCTATAACTTATAAAAAAGGTTCACTTCGTGGATTTGTGGATTCTGATCTGAATAAAGATCATAGAATTTATATAGAAAAAACGTGGACTTTTTGATTGACAATGAATTAGAATCATGTTAGCATGGAAACATGCCCCAAATGAGCCTCCAATTCATTTTCGCCAAAGAAACAGCCTTAATTTTGAGGCTGTTTCTTTTTTATAGCAATCAATTTATTAAAAGCTTCTTTCAACTCATCTTCACTGGCCTCTGTAGGGTCTTTCCCTTCAGGTAACTTGCATTAGTAAAGCTGTTTCGTGGGTGAGATTTCCAGAATCAAATTAGAAGCCTTAATAACGGCTTTCTGTCCAGCTTTAGACTCTTTATCATCATCAAAACAAAAGATAATCTTATTGAACTGTAGAATGTGTTGTAAATGCTTCTCACTAACTCTTGTAGACAATGTGCTTATTACATTCTTATACCCAAGTTGTCTGAGTATCATCAAATCAAATGGGCCTTCTACAAGAACACAATAATCATTATCTACAACATTTTCCAAGTTGTAAACATAGTCCTCAAACTGTGAATGTGATAAAAAATACATGTATCTGAACTTCTTATTACCATCATAAATGAATCGACTATTGAAGCCGATCAACTTTCCATTCTTGAAATATGGAATGATAACCCTGTTTTTATAATCACCTTCAGATGAATAATGGAGTTTATGGCTTGTGATAGTTTCTTCTGTAAGTTTACGCTTTACACCGGTCAGATATTTAACAGCTTCTTCGCATTCCATAGCCGGTTTAAAATTCTTCAGCTCATTTCCCATAGTATCATCAAATTGAATGATGTCATCATAGCGGGAAATCCCTTTAAGGCTTTGTTTATAAATATTCTGTACCTTGAATCTAAATTCCTCATCAAGTGAAACGTATTGTGAAAGATCAACATCTTCACCAGAAACAACTTTAATAAGGCGTTCAAGATTACCTTTGAAACCACATGAACGACAAAGCCAAGCACCTGTTAATGTGTTTATATCAGCAGAGGGGCTTGAATCGCTGTGTTTTGGATTGATACATCTGAACCTTAATTCTTCACCATCTTTGTGTTCGACGTATTCAATTTGTAACTTCTCAAAAATAGCATGAACAACGCTCATTTAACGCCTCTTTTAAGTTCGTTATATCTTGTTAAAATGCGATTTTTTGCAATTTCAAAATATTTATCATCTTTCTCAATACCAATGAAGTTCCTACCAGTATTTAAGCAAGCAATCCCTGTAGTACCAGAACCCATTGTAAAATCTAACACAATTTCATTCTTGTTTGTATATGTTTTAATAAGATATTCCATGAGAACCACTGGTTTTTGAGTTGGGTGTAAACCACGATCATTGTTTATTATTTTAATCAATTGATTTGGATAGTTCGTATATTCTGAAATATTTGTTAAGCCATGACCACCAACCGTTTCTGTTTGATTGTAGCGACGATTTATTTTTTTTGTTCTGATCAATCCCTGTGGGTTATAAATTCTTGAATTGAATACACAGATATCTTCTATATTCCTCATTGGTTGTTTTTTGGCATTTAAAAAATTGACAGGTCGTTTTTCCCAATACCAACAATATTTATAATTTTGTGTATTACTCATAATAATGGCCGATGTAAATGGTTGAGAAGCAAAAAGAACAATTGCCTTGTCTGGTTTAATAACTCGTTTTAACTGTTTCCACATCGGTTCAAATGGTATAACACTATCCCAAGAACAGGCGGTTGTTCCATATGGCGGGTCTGTTAAAATTAAATCAACAGAACCATCTGGTATTTCTTTCATTCTTA